ATATATTTAGGTGAAAAATCTATAGTAAAATTAATATTAAAATAAAAATATTAGTGTGGCGGGTAAAACCGCCTACACTTTATAATAAATAATTAAGTATACCGGCTATTAAAAACAATAAGCCTGTACCATTCAATACAACTAATGCTAAGTCCTTAGCTAATATACCCACCCAAAACCATCCTAATATACCAACAAATTGCAGATACATAGTGTATGGATATAAATTTAAAGATATAGCTGCCATTGCAACAATAAGTATTACTGCTGATGTCCATTTTATTTTTAGTATTAATTTATAATTCATATATTCCTTTCAAAAAATTTAGTGAGCCTTTTTTACAGGTTGCTCAGCTGCTTCGGTTTTCTAATACATGATGTAGGCTTGAGAGAGGATTGCCTATTATATCATCTTTGTATCATTGTCTGTTAGTTGCTTGCCATATCTGGTCTTACATACAGGTCTAACTTCTAACCGAATTAGGTTATAGTACTTCTTTAAAAGCTAAATTACTTTCATTATAATTTAATCTTCCAGAAGTAACATCATAAGAGGCTTCTCCAGCAGGTCCTGTATCACCAGAAAATCTTGACTTCAATACAGCAAACTTAACTATATTTCTATCAGTTGGTTCAGGTGCCATCATGTTTCTGGCAAAACCTATTATGTCAAAACTTACTTGCTTAATACTTCCAGATCCTTTAATAGAATCAAGGTTAGGCATAACCCCTTCCTCAAAACTTTTACCTTCACCAGAACTTTTTCTTAAGTGAGATATTAAAGTTAAATGAATGTTATAACGTTTTGTAATCTTTAATAAAGATGACATAACTTTATCAACTGCTTCATTCCCAGTCGCACCATCAATTCCTTCAGATACTGCAATAGTTATATGATCAAGAATTAAATATTGACAACCTAAGGCTGCTAAGTATTCAATCCTATCTAGTAAAGACGTATCAGCTACAGATCCTTGGTGGTCTAAAAGAATTAATCTTTCATCACCAAATACTTTTTCATAACCTTTACGTGCTTCTGCTTCAGTAACATCTTCAGGCATTCTAATATTTTTATTAATAGACATACCAATAAGCTTTGTTGCAGTATCACCAATAGATTCTTCTAAAGATATTAAACCAACTTTAGCTTCAGTCTGTTCTAATAAGTTTAATATTGTTTCTTTAACAACAGTAGACTTTCCAGATCCAGTACCAGATGTAAACAAAGTAATCTCACCTAATCTCATACCAAACAATTTATCATTTAAACCTTTAAGACAAACTGGATAAGGTACAGATTTAACTGTAGATCTTTCTTTAAAAGCATCCCATATCTTTTCACCACTAACAAAATTATCTGGTTTGTAAACTTTAGCACCCCAAACATGAGATAGATATGCATCTGATTGCTCTTTACATAAAGCGTCATTAGCATCTTTATAAACACTATTAACAATATGTGCTTTACCAGGCTTTATAACATGTGCTACATCGTTTGCAGCAGCAATTCCTGGTTCATCATTATCAAATGCTAAAAACACTTTATCATATTTGTTTACAAAGTCAAGGTTAGATGCAATGTTTCTTCTAGCACTTTGTGCACCATTAACAATACTAACAACATCAAATTGAGCTTTAGCTTTAGTTAGCATTTCAACTATAGATAAACAATCTATTTCACCCTCAGTAATAACTAAGTTTTTATATCTACCACAATTAACTTGATTAAATAGTTCAGGTACTTCAGCTTTACCTACAACTCTAAAGTCTTTAGTTGCTACTATTCTTTTCTTATAAGCTTTAATCTTTTTATTAATTGTGATTGGATAAAAATGGCTCATAACATTTCTGTCTTGATCGTATTCAACTTTAACACCAGCATCATACAAAACTTTTTTAGATATGTTTCTAATAGGTTCTATAGGAAGCAATGCAATTTCTTCTAAGCTTAGTTGTGTTTGTACAACATTAAACTCTACAGATGTCTCATGGCTTCCGGCTTGTGTACTTGCTTTGCAACTGAAACAATAAGTACTTCCATCAGAATAAACTGCATTAGCATCAGAACTCGAACACTTGCTGCACTCCGAATGTTTTATGAACGTGTTTTTTGTCATTGTTATTTACCTCTCTTTTATATCTATTATTAATCCATTTACTAAATCTACTTAAATCTTTTCCGCTTGCATTACTCATCATATGGTTTGCTAACATACAAACAAATTCAACATTACCCTTAACATATCCTAACCTAGGATTAATTCTATCAAGGGTTGGGCTTAGTTTGCCTACTACTCTATCATTAACAACCATCTTATAGTTTAATATTGGACACATAAAATCTTTTGGAAATATAGATTTTAAATATGCTGTGTCAAGATTATAAGGTAGATTCTTTTTAGTGCTTCTTTTTTTAGCATTTGAGTTAGCCATTGAAGAAATACAATCTATAGTTGTTCTATACATTTTTAATATATCCTTTCCAAAAGTTAATAGTCCACTTATCATCTATATGTTTTAATAAATATAGCATCTTACCCATTACTTCTAATCTATTTCTATGATCTTTTTTATAATGAGTTTTATAAGCATCAATAATACTTTCAAATTGTTCTTTAATAGTTTTATCTGCTAATATTTTACCTGCTTTAACTTTACCTATACCTTCAATTCCAGGAATATTATCAACATTATCACCTGTTAATAATTGCTCATGAAAGAATTCAATAGATTCTTTTTTTGATACAGCAATTAAATTATTGTGCATTAAATTATAAAACAATCCACCTATATTTTTTAAATCTTTGTCAATTGTAATCAACATATATAGTTGGTTTATTTTTATATACTTACTTGCTTCAATAGAAATTGTATCATCAGCTTCTAAGCCATCATGCATTACAGGATTATATGTTTTAATTACATACTCTTTTAAGTCTCTAAACTGAGGTGGCTTTTCTTTTCTTTGTCCCTTATAAACTGTATAAGGTTGTTCTATTTCTCTTCTAAAGTTACCTTTACCTGATACATGCAATGTGTATTCTTGACATGCTGTATCTATTTTAACTTGTTTCATTATACTATCAAAAGTATCGTTTGGTTTAGTGTTATCTTTTTCAGATTTATGTATAGCTCTGTAAATTAATACATCGCCATCAATCAATCCTATCATTTTATTTATATTCATTTTTATATCTTTCATAATTTTGTTGGGCTAACGTTTTATTATTAGCCCAGTTGTTTATTTAGTGACAATCATTCCAGTTATTTCCGGATTTAGCGTCACCACCCATCTGAATATTAAGTTCTAATTTCTTAGTAATATAATCTCCAAATGAGTATTGTAGTATTGCTTTAACTCGTTCAACGTTTTCAGGTTTAGTCTGTACTTGAACTTCATCATGTACTAAAGCTAACATATCAACTTCAATATTTTCTTCATCAAACATTTTAAAAGCATTAACAACAGCAGTCTTAACTGTAATTGCTTCAAACGATTGCAGAAGATAATTTAAAAGTTTAAATGAAGATTCAGCATACACTTTACGTCCATCTAAAGCAGGTATAAATCCAAAACCTGTTTTGTTTTGTGTTGTGTAAAAGAAATTATTTAACTTAGCAATAAGTTCTTTAAGACCTGGCAAGGCTTCATAAAGTTTTGCTTTAACTTCTTTACCCTTATCAAGATCTTCAATACCTGTAACCATCTTACCAAGTTTACGTACACCCGCACCAAATACAGAAGCATACAAAACCCCTTTTGCTAAAGGTCTTGGTATTCCCATTGTATCGGCATTGTGTTGATGTATATCACCTTTTAAAATGTGATCATTAACTTGTTTGTTATTTAAATAGTGTGCTAACGCTCTTATCTGGTTACCAGAACTATCACAACCAATCATTACTTTGCCTTCATCAGCTACAAATAATTCTCTCATTTCAGATCCAAAAAATGACTTGGCTCCAGGCACGTTAACAATTTTAGAATGTCGTTGTCTAAAAGTAGGTGTACCTATATTAAAAGGTTCAACATAAACTCTATTATTATTTAACTCAGCTAATTCAATCCAACCCTTAAGTACAGAATGTCTTGATCTTAAACTATAATAATAAATTATCTTTTTACCTAAGTCACTAACAACTTTAGTTAATGAATCATCTGTAATTTTTGGTTCACCTTTAGGCGTAAATTGAGTTGGTTCCCAACCGTTATCTAAAAGCATTCCTCTAACTTGATCCATGTTACCAAGATCAGCTTCAACCATATTAAATCTTTGAAACAATTTATTAGGTTTCCACTTATCAGTATCAGTTTGTTTAATCTCAGTACCTGTAAATTCAGATAGCATTCTGGCACTTACTGCAGAAAGTCTACCATCTTGCAGGTACTTAGCTTTCTTAGGTTCCTTATCAATTAAAACTTTTCTAGGCTTTAATGTAGGATTAATTTCATCTTCAATAATTTTCATTTCTGAAGTTAAATATTCATAATGTTTCTTAGCTAATACAGTATTAAACTTCCATTTGTTTTTAACTTGATTAGCACATAAACTAGCAATTGCATGTTCAGTTTGTAAAGCTTGTTTATAATTAGGTCTATTCTTAATTAAATCAACTGCTTCTCTTGTAACATAATTATAAACTTTATGGTTTAAATTTACATCTTGTATTGCATAAG